ATCTGTCCAGTCTCTATCGCAGCCTCAACGTTTTCACACAAGATCAGATCCTCGCGTGTACGCTCCCTGTGGGAATTGTTTAGTTGGGCATGATAGATAGTGATGAACACTTCAATCGCGACTCGAAAGAAATGAGTCGAATGAAGTATCTTAGTCTTACGGCCAGGAGTTACTATCGCAGCGGGATAAAATCTGACTAATCGAGCATCATACTCGATGTTCTCTAACCCAAACGTCGGGCCTTGTCCTTCGAGAATCTGAGCAATGTAATCAGAAGCGTCCTTTGGCTGACTGATCATCGTTAGGTCGAGAACGCTCATAGAGTAGGAATAGCTCCAAATCTACCGCTCTTGAGTCTAGGCTGGAATACGCCAGGCCCACGTAGCGGTTGCTCAATCCAACCTATGATTTCTCCCGTCATCCACATATCGAAGATACCTACGACGGCTATCTCCGCTTCTGCACTCATGCCGAGATATGGACGCTCAGGAATAGTACCACCGTGTTTGGATCCAATCAATCCGCCATACTGCTGAATAGCCCAATATATAGGAAATCCAGTCGTATCGAGGAATAACGCATCGCCTGCGACATGATAGTTCATTCTGTCTGTTGCAGCTCGATACAGGTTTTGCGTATCACGCCGTCTGAGTTTGCCGATGTTATCTCTCTCGGCCGTAGGAGCGTATGATTCAGCCCATTCTGCCCACATTTCTCCTGTCGGTCCACGCTGTTCTTCAAAGTGTCTGCGTACATCCTCAATTACGATACCTTTTGAAGCTTCCAATGCAGGCGTAAAGTCTTCCAACTCCAAAGCCAGTTGACGCATACCTGCTGCCTCAAAAATCGGGTCATGCGGCTGCCAATCTGTAATGATTTCAACCACTACGGATTCATATCCATCGTAAAATACGGGCCAGGAGTTGTGTCATTCGGCCAGTAATCGACATTTTCAAGGTCGATTCCACTAGTTACCACGATAGAATCCACCTTCAAAGTTCCGGCCTGAATCATTTGCAGCATCGAGATTGCTTCGTTGTATTTGATGAGCGCAAACTGAGGATCAACGAGCGAATCTTCTGAGTATCGCTTACGATACCAAAAAGCTGCACATAGTCTACCAACTACAGCTCTGATGATCTCAGGAGTCACGGTAGGGTTACTCCATCCTGCCAGAACAACAGGATCGATATACCCAGAGAGATATCCCCGCACAACACGTTCCGCATCTAGCTGAACGTCACTGTATTGTGCGGGGACTACCTCAAGCTTGTCCTCAGGTAAGTGAACGTTGATATCACTTAACGAGGCAAGCGCCATTATTTCTTCTCAGCCGATGTTGATGCAGTTGACGGCGGTGTACTAGATTTCTTTTCCTCAGCAGGCGGTGCAGCATCATCAGGTGGTGCAACCATAGCTTCAGCTTCCACCTGAAGAGCAGCCGCATCGCGAACCTCTTGCGGTAGTGCAGGGTTGTCCTCTGGATGTTGCGCATACCACTCAGCAGGCGCAATATCGTTAGGAATGTCAGGATACTCGTCGGTGCGAACAGCACCACTATCTGCAAGATCCTGCCATTCCTCATCACTGACTCCCAGATCGGACTGAGAGACTGTATCCCCGACCTTAATGGTCTTTGTCGGTTGTCCGTACTCGTTGAAGTCAGTTGGAAAGTTATTCCATGCATAGTACGTGTCGGCCATTAGTCACTCACCCCCTTAGAAGGCAGTTGCGCCGAATGCGGTCTGGATCAGATAGCCAGCACCAGCAGATACGATCTTCAGATCGTACTTGTAGGAAACGCGGAACATGTCAGCCTTGCGCGGCTCCTCACGCCAACGATCCACAGGGCGGACACCACCATTTGGATACGTCTGCGCGAACGTCTTACCAAACGTGAACTGGTTCAGTCCCACGTCCTGATCGACGATCCCAAGCCAAACGTCCTTGCCCCAGAATGACGTGATTGCCTGAGTTGCCTCGTAGTTGTTAGCAGCGTTGTAGAGCGAATCGACTGCAAGAACCTGTCCCTCGAATCCAGTGAGAATCTGGAAAGCATTAGGAATCGAGAGATTGAAGTTCTTGAAGCGATCCACAACTCTCGGGTGGTTCTCGATGTAGGACAGGCCCAGCTTGGGAATGACTAGCGTATTCGGGTAGCGGTAGGTAGCCGCATAGACTGCCCGAATGCCGGTAAGGATGTTCGATACCGGATCGGACGTTGAGGCTGTACCACCCGTGTAGTCATTCCACTGTGACGTACCGGACAGCGCGGTCTTATTGCTAGCCGCGTATTGCGAGGGATCACGAACCAACGTCGATACTGCAAGTTCCTGATCTAGCAAAAGCGAGCGAGTTGCTAGAGTTACTGCATCTAGCTCAGGTTGCATCTGCTGCGGGCCACCGAACACGATGTTCGCGAAACCGCCCTGAGAGTTCAGCTCTTGGCGCTCTTCGTCAAATACCGGAACCTGCAACGAACGCTCGTGAGTCTGGAAGGTATCCTCAGACCATTTGCGTCCCATCACTTCGTTCGCAACTGCTCCCGGTTCACGACGCGATTCGAAGACGACCCAGTTGGAGCGGTCCCATACGCGGTATCTACCACTTTGCGTATTGACTGGCGTGACCGGAAAGATTTGTTCGCCGTACAGTGACGGCTCCTGAAATCCTACCGAAAAGTTCGATAGGATTGGATCGGTATAAAGAAGGGCAGGATCGTACATTAGTTAGTTTTCACCACCTTTCCTATGCCACGCCAGCGTTAGTATCGATCATGAGTGAAATGCGATCCCCAGCGTTGGTAGACGGGGATCCGACACATCTACCGATAATGCGCTTGCCCGAAGCACCTACAAGCTGCGAGCAACGACCGTCGATGTCCATCGTGACCTGCGATCCCAACGCGATTGCTCCAGAAGCTACAGCTTCCGAGATACCAGCAACGCGGACTGAGGCACCCTTGCCTCTCGTCAGTTCCGAGGTAGCCACACCGAACTGTGCGATACCGGCAATGAAGTCAGTGATCGCAGTAACAGGAGTCACCGTCTGTGCAGTACCGGCATACTTCACTGCGTAGAACTTGGTGAGAGCAGCCGCAGCGTTGTAGCCCTTGTCAAGTACGAAGTTACCAGTAGCCATTTAGCTAATCACCACCTTTCTACGCAGCAACGTTCTGATTGGCCGCTTCTGCAAGATCCGGATGCTTTGCGGCAGCCTTTGCCATTGCCTGACGGAAGTCAAGCTCCGGCTCCTCTGCCTGCACCTTCTCGATTGCTTCCGCGAACGCTTTGCGAGACGCAACAACGTCAGTAAGATCGACAAGCGGCTCGTTGTCCTCGTTCGTGCTGGAAGAACCAATCTCTCCCATCTGAACGACTCCACCGTTGACGACGGACTTGATGCAGTCTTCGAACTCTTCCGCCGTCGCCGTGCCTTCCGAGAACTTGATGTGAAGCTTCTCGATCTTATCGAGAGCAAGTGCCGAAAGCTGCTGGCGAGTGTTCCTGAGTCCGCGACCCTCTGCCTTGCGAACGTCCTTGATGCTCTCCGAGAACGTGCGAGCATTGTGCTCACGATTCTCGATCATCAAGGCATTGTGCTCCTGCCAAAACTGAGGATACCGCTCTGCAAACTCCTTCTCTTGCGTAGCGGCATCAGCAGTTCGCTTGACTTCGGCAAGCTCTCCAAACATGAGCTTAGTCGCCTCTACCACCTTGTCTCCATCCGACTCGGTCGGAAGATCCAAAGTCCGAAGTAGCTCAACTGCCTGAGTATCAGTCAGTTCGAACGGCAAGTTTGTCCCTCCCTTCGAGGAATCGAGTGGTGGTTGTGGATGACCTGTTTCGATCTCTGTAACTACAGGAGGCGTTTGTCTACGCCAACCTCCTGCCCTATCGGGATCATCGATACCAGATTCTTCGTCCAATCTTGGAGTCGGGCCTGTCCCTGGTTCAGAATGTTCCCACTCTTTGCTCTCATCCCATAACTCCAGCATCTCTTCGAAAATCTCGAGAGTTGCTCCACCTTCTGCCATCGCTGTCGATCCCGCTCCTAACATCTTACGTGCGCGAGCCTGTAGCGCGCTCTTGGAAGCTGCGGAAAGCCAACTCCCCGCCTGTGGGATCCTTGCGATAGCGTTACGGAGATGAGGTAGATCGATCTTTCCATCTGGACCTTTGTATGGGAAGTGCCGCAAACTACGAGGAACCGTCTTACCTTCCGAATCCTTCTTTCCTCCTGACTGAACATAAAGGAACGCAGAATCAGGAAGGTTGTTCACGAACGCAGTTGACCATACGGCGAACTGCTTGCGTGTGTCCTCGTCTAGCTCGTCCCACATCGTCTCGCTAAAGTTAATTGGCATCATATGCTTCGCGATCGGACGGTTCGTAAAGCCGCCGCCAACGATGACGTTCGGGATGACATCCTCCTTCATCTCCGAATCGCTGTAAGCATCGTCCCAATCCAGCGAGAAGTACTTCCACTGGTTGTCTTTGATTTCGTTTTTCGCTTCCTCTGTTAGCTCGATCCTTGCATATAGCGAGGGAATCCGTGCATCAGCGGAAGAAGGACGAATGTCGAAATCTCGATACCAGCCGGAAGCCTTGTAGCCCTTTGCACGATCCATACCGTGTTCGAAGTCAGTAGCGATTTCCTGACCACGAATACCGTCATGGAAGTTCCTCTTCATCTCTTCGAGCTTATCGAGAGTAACAGGAACGTCCCCGTAGGCTTCGGTATGATACGTGCGGGCCGGTAGTGCTTCGATCCAGATGTGACCATCTTCAATCTGTTGCGAAGCTACCTCTTGAATGACTGTCTCTAGCATTTCACCTCCTTCACTCTGAACTCGGGTAGACCCTCTCCATTTTGTCTACGGTTGACTTATCAAACCAACCAAACTCTCCGGTTCTAACGTCCTCTAACAACACTTTCGGAGCTTCTTGCGCGTCGCCTTTCCATCTGTCGGCTATCTTGTAGAGATTCACTTCGTCCGCTATCAGATAGCCTATATCGTTCATGTCTCATGGTTGAGTCGGCGACTTTCCTGTATTACCGCCGCCTTTGATTCCTGTCTTGGCGACGTTGCCGTTAGTGCCTGTCTGCACAGGCGTAGCCTGCACAACTCCTGGAACTTGCGCGTTCTGCTCGGAGATATTGAAGATTTCGCGGATCTGCGACGGTGCAAATTCCGGCCGATCCTCGATCTTCCGAGGCATATCGAAGACCTCGCGCGTCCACTGCTCAGTCGGTAGATCAGGAGTGATAAGTTCCTGACCCGTAACACTGGACAGTGCCGCTGCAAGCTGCTGAAAGTCCTTGGTCTGACCGATACTGCGTACCTTCATCTCGGGGTATTGATCTGTATCAAAATTGTACTGCACCAGCTTCGGAATCAGATACATGTTAATGTTGTCGCAAATCAGATTGGCGTAGCCAAGCAGCGACTTGTAGAAGATGTCAAGCTGCGCTGCGCCAGTCGCTCTACCTCCGCCCGATCCGGAAGACTCTAGACCTAGCATCATAAACTCTGCCAGGAAGTTGAGCAGAATCAGTACATCGTGATAGCCTGCTGACTTGAGAACATCAACATGATTCCCTTCCGGCTTCATAAATGAAATGTCGTAGCCAGGAGGCAATACCGCTTCTGCCTTCTC